TTGTTAGTAAAACATCAAACACAATTACACTTTCAAGAACTTGCACTGCTTCAGCTTCAATAACTGCTACATGGTGGACTATTTATGAAATTCAATTAAATGGAAATTTTACTGCTTCATCAAATTGGTTTAAAGCTGGTTTTTGGATTGATGCTAAATCTTCAAATATTTCATTTGGTGCATTTACTATTTTCGCTAAAACTTCAGCTATCTTAATACATGAATCTATTAAAGGTGGAAATTGGTACGGAACTAATGCTAGTTCAAAATTCATAACAACTACTACTGGATCAGATAATGATTTATACTTAGATATTAATAATTATTATTCAATAGGAACTGGGCAACAATTAGAGTTAAATCAATATAACACATCTCATAAAAATATATATTTTAGATGTAAATCTTTTGATGCTAGATTTGGTAGTATTGGTTATTTATGGGCAAATAAAAGAATATTTGTTGAGGGAGATTTTTACGGATTGCTTTATGGTTTATACTGTAGAACTGCAGATACATTTAATCTAAATGGAACAATTGAAACTCCATCATCAATTACTGCATTAGAAGTAAATGCGAATAAATTAATTATAAATGCAAATATTATAGGTCAAGTACAATTAACTTCAGCACAAGGAGTTTTTAATGGTACTATAAGTGGAACAACTTTGAATGTTAGTACTTCACAATATTATAAACCGTTTATTTTTAATGGTTCAATAAGTTGTACAACATTTAATCAAAGTGGGGATGGAAATACTATTTTCAACAGTTCAGTTGATTGTACTACATTTAATTGTTCTGGTGGTAATATTAATATTTCAATATTTAGAGGGAATTATGTTGGAAGTGGAACTTCAAAAGCAGTTGTTTCATCAATGCAAATACCAGGAAACGTATTTCCATTTAGAAACATAACGCTTACAAATACAGCCGAAATAACTGTAATAAATAACCCACTTCAAGATGGAGCTGTTATTTATGGTAACTATCCTTCAATTTCAATTGCTAGTGGTTGCAAAATGACTGTTTTAGGTTTTTCCTATGGTGCATTTACTTTGTTAGATGGTACTTTTGTTAATAGAGGAACATTTAATTTAATAACAAGAGGAGCTGGTACTGGATTAATGGCTGCATTAAGTGGAATATTAGAAAATAATGGAACAATTGAACTTGTTAGATATGGAGTTGAGGGAGCTTTAAATACTCCATGCGTTATTGTTGGAACGGGTAAATATATACAAAATGGAGGTAAATTATTTTGCTCTCATGCTGATTCAAAAAGTGGTTTAATTAGAAAGACTGCAAGTGGTGGAAAGGTTTTATTGAAAGGTCAACCACAATTAATTGTTGCAAATGGTTTAGCACCTTTACAAATTCTTTCTAATACGGGAACTGCACAAGATGTTCATAATTTCGGTATCGTTGGAAATGGTGGTGTTGGATTCAGAATTGCTGATACTTTTTCAGATACAACTTATGGTACTGCATACGCTCCAAATTTAATCGGAACTGCAACGAATAATGAAGATACAACTTATAATATTTAATAATGGAAGATTTTAAACAAATAGTATTCAGAAATGAAGATGAAGCATTAGTTATTATACCGATGCTTCAAGAATCAGAAACAAAAGTTTTCTTTTTAAATCAATTAGAAACTATTGAAAAAAGTAAATTGGTAGCATTAAAAGAATTATGTGAATCAAAAATAGAAGAGCCTTTAAAATATGTTGTAGCTGAAAAAGGTACTAATATTATAAATGTAGAACATAAAAACGGAGTATTGCAATTAAATATTTTAGATTTATCTGATTCTGAAAAATTAATTGTACAAAACGCAATTGATGTATGTACTAAATTAATTAATTAAACATCTAATGACTCCAGAAGATTACATAAAACTAGTTATAGGTTTAGTTGTGGCTATAATTGGCTATTTTGTTAAAGACCTTGTTAAACAGTTAAAAGACTTGAATAATAATGTCGATTCTAAAACTGTTAAATTTCATGATGAAGTAAGTATATTAAAAAGCAAAGTTACTGCATTAGAACAAGCCCACGATACTAAATTTGATAACCTGGAGAAAATAATCGATTTGAAGTTTAATCAACAAAATCAAAATATTGAAGAATTAAAAAGTGCAGTTAGACACGCTGAAAGGACTATTAACATGAATGCGACTGCATTTGTTGATCTACTTAAAGAATTAAAAAAAAATAATATAAATCTATAACTATGAAATTAATTGACAATATTAAAGCAAAAACACCTAGAAAACATAAGATAGCTGGTAAAATTGCAACTGTTTTAAGTGTTGCATCATTAACAATTGCAGAAAGTGGTGTTATAGATTCACGACCATTGATTAAAATAGCTTTACAAACAGTATCAGCTATATTTGGAACACAAGCATTATTTCACGCTCAAAAAACTTTAAGATAATGATTGAAACAATTGCAGTGTTTTTGATATTAACTACTGCTATGATTTTAAAAAATATAGATAATGGAGAGAATCAGTAAACATATAACATTCAAAGAAGCTACATTTAGTGCAACTGCTCAAAGGTTAGGTATTAAAAATCAACCTACTTTAGAGCATTTAAAAGCTATGATAACAGTAGCTGAAAAATGTTTTGAACCTTTACGAGAATGGTATGGTAAACCTTTAAGAATAAACAGTTTTTACAGAGGGAAAGACCTTAATAAAGCAGTTAAAGGTAGTTTGACAAGCCAACATTGTAAAGGCGAAGCTATTGATATTGACGCTGGAAGCATATCAGAAAATAAAAAGATTCATGATTGGATAAAAGATAACCTTGAATTTACACAATTAATTAACGAGTACAACTATTCATGGGTTCACGTATCATATGACCCAAAGAATTTAAAAAAACAATGCTTAATTATTAAATAATAACTATCTTTACAACGCATATTTTCTATTTTAGTTTTAAGAAGTGTAGAGAAATTTACACTTTTTTTATTAAATATAGTTTATTATTAAATAAAATTAATTATATTTGCAGAAACTAATAATAAGAAATATGGAAAGTTTAAAACACATTCAAAGCGAATTAAAGGCTAATAAGTCGCAATTCAATTCATTTGGTAAATACTATTACCGTAGTTGCGAAGATATATTAGAAGCTTTAAAACCACTATTAAAGACATACAATTGTACTTTAACAATTAGTGATGAAGTAAAAGAAGTTGGTAGTTTAGTATTCGTTGAATCAACTGCAACGATTATCGACAATGAAACAAAAGAAGAAGTATTTGTAACTGCTCAAGCTGGTATAGATATTAACCGTAAAGGAATGGATGTTTCGCAATGCTATGGTAGTTCATCTAGTTATGCTCGTAAATACGCTTTAAACGGTTTATTTTTAATTGATGACACTAAAGATTCAGACGCTACTAATGACCATAAAAAACAAACTATTGATAATGTACGTTTCGAGAAAGCATTAGAAACAATTAAACAAGGAACTTACACAATTGATAAACTTAAAGCAACTTTTGAATTAACAGAATTACAGAATAAATCATTGATGTTCTTATAATTACCACTAACGGAACGCAAGTAGGCAACCGTTTTAATGGTGCTTACTTGCTGTTATAACCAGTGCGATTTATTAACTAAAAATTAAATAAGAATGATAGATTTAACTAATTACTTTGAAATTCAAGAGCCGACAAAGACAAGAATAATTATGACTTGTTATTTAAGACTTGATAAAAAATCAATGTTAGAAATGTTGATGCACGAAAAAATATTTATTAATGGCAAATATTACAAAGTGCCTGAAAGAACATTGTTACAATGCCTACTAAATAAACGCTTTGGAGAAACAAGGCTCGATTTGGAACAAGTAAGTTAGCATTGGTTATAACGTTTTGCAACTATACGCAGATGGCATAAGCAGAATGTACGTGTCGCCATTTGTGTATAATTGCTGTTAGGTGATGTATTTTTTAAAAATTAAAATTATGAATAAAGAAAATAAAGATATTGTTGTTTTATGTCCAAATGGAATAGTGAAATTTTATAATTCAGATGGCACAAGAAAAACAGAACATTCTTCAAGTTTTTATAGGACTGAAGATATAGATAAATTAAAAAAAGATTTTATAGTTAAATACTCATAATATGAAAGAAGAAATAAAAATATACACAGTCATTCCTTATTTTTCTAATGGAATTGAGGTATTTCAAAATGATGTCAAATCTTTTACTGAATTTAAAGATGCACAAAATTACGGACGTGAATTTAATCGTACAATGGGAAATAATTATGATATAGTTGAAAGTGAATTAGTGTTATAATTGTCGTTCGGGTGTGTACGTAATATTGCACCTAACTAGCTGATAGGCGTAACTAATTACGCAAATACAACAAAAATTAATATATTTACAAAAAAAATAGAAATCATGCAAAATAGAGAAGAACAACAGTACATGGAAGAAAACTACAACGGAGTTAGTTTAACAACTGATTCAATTAACGTTATTCAGAATCAAATTGATTTAGTAATAAGAAACGTAGATTTAGGATTTACAAATTCATTAGAAGCGTTTGCAGTATTTAAAGAACTAGAGAAGCGTTTTAACGAAGCTAAAAAGCAGATTGATGAATTAGCTTATAACGAATCAGAAAAGTACGATAAAACGTTTAAAATAGGCTCTTATCAATTTACACGTGTTGAGGGTAGAAAACAATTCGATTTTAAAAACATTGACGAGTGGAAAGTCGCAAAAGAAAACCTGGTTCAAATTGAGAATAAATATAAATCAGTTTACGAGAATAATAAAAACGGTATTAGTTCATTGAATGAACAAACGGGAGAGGTTTTACAAACTCCAATAGTAACGTTTAGCAAAAGTAGTTTATCCGTTAAAAATAAATAATAAATAAGTATGTCAGTAAACAAAGTAATTTTAAAAGGTAGAATAGGCAAAGATTTAGAGCCTATCAAAGGTGGTATTAAATTTTCAGTAGCAACTGATGAGGGATATACTAAAGATAATGTTAAAACAGAAAAAACTGCATGGCATAACGTAGTTGCATTTGGTAAACTTGGAGAGATATTACAAAAGTATTTTTTCAAAGGTTCTGAAATATTTATAGTTGGTAAATTAGACTATACAGAAAAGGATGGTAAATATTATACTTCAATTATAGCTAGTGAATTTGATTTTGTTGGATCTAGTAAACAAACAAATGAAGTTCCAAATGAACCTAAAAAACAAGAATCTAGTTCAGATTTACCTTTTTGATCTAAAATAATTTAACTTTTAAGAACCTAGCTTGTAATGAGTTAGGTTTTTTTATGAAATAAACTTAAATATTTATTATTAAATTTGATTAATAATTAAAAAAGAATATGTATATTTGCTTCAGAATTAACAATTAAACAAATAGAAATTATGCAAACAATTTATTTATTATTCGTAAACGGAAAGTATTTTAGAAGCTATGTTAATGAAGATTTAGCTAATTTAAACGGTGTTAAAAGCGAGTTATTATTTAACATTGAAGAAACTATCTTAGATGAACAAGATGAGTTTGAGTTATTATTAGAAGATGATAAACTAATCATTTATTCAAATACTGATAACAACATTGAATTTAATTATGATATCGATACACATAGTCATGAGTTTGGTGGTGGTTCTCCTGATGAAGATGGTTTAGGTTATTTGAAGTCATTAACTAATATTTCATTAGGTGGAAAGTCAATTGATGAAATGAGCCTATCAAAAGAGTTCATTAACCAATTTGAAAAAGAAGTAGAATCTATTAATTATAATCTTACTTACAATGTATAAATTTGAATTACCTTACCAGTACCGTATAATGAGAATATGCGGTTCTGAATTGAAGAAAACTGAACATATCTTTAGAGTTAAAACAATTATACAAAAACATAAAATCAGTTTAGTTAGTCGTGATAGATCATTAGTTTTTAAACGTCAATTATTAATGTGGTATCTACGAAATAACACTAATCTAAACTTAAAAAGAATTGGTTTAATATGTGGTAAAAAAGACCACGCTACCGTATTACATGGAGTTAAAACAGTAGATAACTATTTAGAATATAAAGATAAATATTTTAAGGAAGTTACAAATGAAATAAATACAGAATTAAGAGCAATATTCACAATTAAAGCATTTTAAGATGAAAACAATTATAACATGGGATTTGAATACATATAATCCAAAAAAGAAAAATATTCAAAATACAGTAGTTCCTAATAATCCTTTAAACACTTTTAACGATTGGATAAACTACATTCATAATTTAAACAACAAAATAAAATACGGTAAGTAATGGAAAGAATTAAAAACAAAGCTGCTGAATTAATAGAAATGTTCAGAATGGATAACACTAGCGAGGGAGAGCGTAAAGCGTTTAAATATGCATTACTTTGTATTGATGAGATCATTCAAACTTGTGCATTAGATGAAGACTATAAAGGTTGGGATAGATTAAATTCAACACATCGTAAATATTGGGATGAGGTTTACAAAGAAATTGAAAAATTAAAGTAATGGGTAGAATAAGCGAAGAATTAAAGCAAAGAAACGATTTAAAACGTGAAGAAGTATTTAATATTATTTCTAGTTATTATAAGAATGGAGAGCAAGGTAAATCAATTGTAAATAAAGAATTAATTGATCTAGGTATGTGCAAAACAAGTTTAAGTTTATGGTTAAATTATCGTGTAAACTTTACAGAATTGAATTTAAAAAAGATTGATAAATATTTAAACGAAGTAAAATGAAAGTAATGTATATCGCAGCGTTATTGACTGCATTATTCGGATTATTAATAATTTGTGTTTGGGTTATTATAGCTGGACTAGAATACCGTAGAGAATTAGATCAATTAACAGATGATTATTTAAAACCTAGAAATGATAGTTTTATTAATCCAAAAGTTAATATTTCAGATACGGTTGAGGATCTAGAAAAAGAAGAAAGGTTTTTTAATTGGTTGGAAAATGAGAACAAGGAAAAGAAAAGGTAGTATCAAAATGCAAAAGTATTTCAGACTGTTAAAGAATGAACACTGCAAAATATTAAATGAGTTAGGTTACTATAAAAACGAAGAATATGACTAAAGTAAAATGTAAATCATTAAAACCAAATTCAGTTGATTTAAAATGTAAACAAATTACAAAAGAAGAAATATTAAAAGAATTTATAAAAAAACTAAAAAAATGATTGAAACAAACCATAAAAAACTATTTGCTTCATGTATTATGATGCCTGTATTAGCTGATTTTTTAGAAGATGTTTTAAATGATGAACAAATGCGAGATGATATAATAGATAAACATTTGGCAAATAATATTAAAACGGTAATTAAAAAGCTAATTAAAGCAGATAGCAGATTAATTGATAATGCAGATATACAAAGCATTGAAGAACAAAATAACGTTAAATTAAAATTAAGACAATTTTTTGAATTATGATTGGAATACACAAGGAACTAAAATTTAAAGTTAAAGTAACTAGACTTAACAAGGATAAATTTACGGGTACAGTAATAGAAAGTAATGAAGTAATTTACCCTATCGGATATTATGGTGTTAGCTTTGATATTAATCAATATAATTTAATAGAAGAAACAAATGAAAATTACTTAAAAGATTCAATAGTTGAAAGCGTTATTAATCAATTTAAACAACGTAGCAAGGTTGGAATAAAGAAATATAACACAACACTAGATAGAACAGATTTAAGTACATTAGATTGGATTGAACACGCAAAACAAGAAGCAATGGATTTTATTTTGTATTTAGAGAAACTAAAGTCAGAAGTAACTAATTTAAAAAAATCATTATGAAATTTGAATATTTAATTAAAACTTTAGAAACTTGCAAATTATATGTAAGTGATAAAAAGAAAAAAGAAATAGATAAAAAGATAAAAGAATTAACTAAAAAGTAATTTGTTAATAAAAATATTTAATTTAGCAACGTTATTAAGTTAGCGTTGCTTTTTTTATGTATTAATTAATTAATTTATGGTTGAGAATATCGACAGAATAATGGAATTATACAGTTCCAACAACTCAAAGCGGGAAACTGCTCGTTTAATGTGCAAAGAATTAAACATTGAATTTAATGATAATAAACGAAGAAGTATATCTAAATTAATCAGCACTAGAGTTGACAAAGGTATATTTGACGAATGCGAGAAAGTAGGAATAGACCCAGACAAAGTGAAGCATTATTGGTATAAAGGCAAAAACTACTCAATCAATGTTAAAGGGGAAAACAATATATTTAACTACGAAGATTTTAAAGAAGACTTTATAGGAAGTGTAAAAGATATAAGACCTAACCACATTCAAATAATCAGAACTAAATCAGATGAGGATGGACACTGCTTACTTATAGACCCAGCAGATGTACATATAAATAAACTTTGTTCAGCATTTGAAACAGGCGAAGAATATAATTCACAGATAGCAGTTCAAAGAGTAAAAGATGGTGTTTCTAGTATTATACAAAAATCAAAAGGTTTCAATATAGATAGAATTATTTTAATAGTTGGAAACGACATATTAAATACCGACAACACTAAAGGACAAACAACGAAAGGAACGCAGCAAGATTCTCATTTGAAGTGGTTTGACGCCTTTTTAATGGCTAAACAACTTTACATTGATATCATTGAAACATTGGTAAGCATTGCAGATTTAGAAATAGTTTACAACGTATCAAACCACGATGAAATGTCAGGATTCTTTTTAATGGATTCTTTATATTCATGGTACAATAATCACCCAAATATTAAATTTGATAGGTCGCCAAGCCATAGAAAGTACACAACTTACGGAAAGAATCTAATCGGTACAACACACGGGGACGGTGCAAAGCAAAATGATTTACCTTTATTGATGTGCCACGAAGCAAGTGAGAATTGGCACACCTGTAAACATCGATATTGGTTTACACACCACGTACACCACAAGACTTCAAAAGATATAATGAGCGTTCAAATAGAGTCTTTAAGAAGTCCAAGTCCAGCAGATAGTTGGCACCATAAAAGTGGCTATCAGCATTCGCCTTTAGCTATTGAGGGGTTTTTATTCCATAAAGAGTTCGGGCAAGTTTGTAGAATAACTTGTCTGTTTTAAGCATATAACCTTAAAATAAAATTAAAATTTAAACATATAACCTTAAATTATGGCAAAAGTAATATTGGAGTTCGATACTATTGAAGATGAAGATGCAATAAAAGACTGTTTAAACGGTTTTAAATGGAGAATGTTAGTTAACGAATTAGATAACTATTATAGAAATATGTATAAATATTCAGAAAATGAAGAAGAGGTTGAAATTGCTGAAAAAGTACGTAATAAAATACATGAGTTATTAAATGAAAGTGAATTGTTTTTGTAACATTTAACTAATTATTATACGTTAAAGTATTATTTATATAACATTTTAAAAAAAATAATAAAAAAGTATTGTATTTAAAATAAATTATTATATTTGCATACGGTTACGGTCTCACAACATAGTAACTCAAGGAAATTGAAACCCTACAATGATTTAAGACGTGAGACCCTTAATGATTTGTGGGGTTTTTTATGTTTAAAATAAATTAAATTAAGATGAAAAAACAAGAGTTAATCAAAACAATGACACATCAAATGAGATGTATTTCTGGTAGTGTAAACATTGCCGAAATGGAGGAAGATAATAAATTAAAAGGTTTATTGATTTCTTTAAAAAATGATTCAGAAAATTCCGATTTACCAATTATTTTAGATAAACAAGAATTACATAGGTTTATCGGTGTATTATTACATATTCAAGCTAAAATGAAATAGTAATGGAAATAGGATGGATAAAATTACACCGTTCTATAACTAATCATTGGTTATATACGGAAAAAAGAAAGTTTTCTAAATTTGAGGCTTGGAATGATATTTTATTAAATGTTAATTTTACACCAGCTAAAACAATTATCAAAGGAAAGTTAATATATATTAATAGAGGAGAGAGCATTAAGTCTTTAGAAAATTGGGGTAAAAGGTGGAGTTGGGATAAATCAGCAGTTAAAAGATTTTTAGAATTGCTAAAAAAAGATAATATGATTGAGTTAAAAAGCGAAACGGTTACGACACGGCTAACTGTTTGTAACTATGATACTTATCAATCAAAAGAAAACGAAGTTGAAACGCAGACGAAACGCAGACGAAACGCAGACGAAACGCAGACGATACCAATAGAAGAAAGAAAAGAAAGTAAAGAAGAAAAAGAAAATAAAACTATACCATCTATCGATGAGTTTGTGGCTTATGCCTTATCATTAAAATCAAATGTTAATGCCGAGCAAGTAAAGTTTAAATATAATGCGTGGTTAGTTAATAATTGGCAAGTAAATAGAAAAGGTAAAGATGTAGATATTAAGAATTGGAAAACAACTTTATCAAATACAATGCAATATTTTGATGAATTAGAAAATAATGTATCTTTAGTACCCGTTAAAAACGATTATAAATCTTATTACGAATGATAAACGAATTTTTAAATATAGGCATAAGTCCAAAAGGAAATAGACCAGAGCAAAAGGTTCAATGTTCTAACTGCTTAAAACTAGGCAAGACAAATTATAAAGATACTTGCCTTTCAATAAACTTAATAGACGGTTTATACAATTGTCATAAGTGTGGGTGGAGCGGATGTGTTAAACAAAAAGAATTTAAACCTATGTATCAAAGACCAACAAAAACAAACTTTACCAAACTATCAGATGAAGCATTGAAATTATTTACCGATAGAGGGATAACTCAAAGCGTAGTAAATGAAAATAAGATTGTAATGTCTAAAGACGGTCAAAGTATTATATTTCCTTATTTAAGAAATGGCGAATTAATAAACTATAAACAACGTTTTATTAAAGAAAAAGATTTTAGACAAGCAAAAGACGCTGAAGCTATAATGTTTAATTACGATAGATGTATTAATCAAAAAGAATTAATAGTTTGTGAGGGAGAGTTTGATTGTTTAGCTTTTGAGGTTGCTGGTTTTAAAAATGTTACTTCGGTTAATCAGGGAGCTCCAAATGTAAACGATAAAAACATCGATAAAAAGTTGGAATGTATTACAAATTGCTACGAATTATTTGAAAATGCTGAAAAAATTTATATTGCAACAGATAATGATGAAAACGGTAGAAGATTAAAAGATGAGTTAATAAGACGTTTTGGAGCAGAAAAATGTAGTGTAGTTGATTTTAACGATTCTAAAGACGCAAACGACTATCTTTTGAAGTATGGTACTAATAAACTAAAAGAATGCGTTAAAAACGCTTTAGATGTGCCAATAAACGGTATTTTCAGTTTAGATAATGTATTCGAGAATATGTTAGATACATTTAGACATGGAAAAACTAGAGGAACTACAACTTATTTTAACGAAATAGATAACGCATGGACTTGGCGAAGTGGGGAGGTTACAGTTTGGACTGGTTACCAAAATGAGGGGAAAAGTTTATTTTTAGAAAGTCTTTGTGTTTTAAAAGCATATTTTGAGGGGTGGAAATACGCTATATTTAGTCCTGAAAACACACCCGTAAATGATTTCTATGACAACTTAATTGAAATATTTATAGGTAAAAGTTCAGACCCTTATTTTAAATCAAATCAAATGACAGAAGCAGAATATATTGAAGCCTCACAATTTATTGCAAATCATTTTTTCGTTATATATCCAGAAAAAGACTTTGAATTAAATACTATATTTGAAAAAACTAAATACTTAATAAGAAAGCAAGGTATAAGATGTTTAATTATTGACCCTTATAATACAGTTGAACATAAATTAAAGTCAGGAGAAAGAGAAGATTTATATATTTCACGTTTCATGAGTGAATTAAAAAGATTTTCAGTTGAAAATGATATAACTACTCAATTAGTAGCACACCAAGTTACACCACAAAAAGACAATAAAGGACGTTATTTAAGACCAGATGTTAACAGAATTAAAGGTGGAGGTACATTTGCAGACAAAGCAGACAATGTTTTATATGTTTGGCGACCAGAAAGAGCATTAGATTTTAGTTCTACAGAGGTAATATTTGGAAGTCAGAAGATTAAAAAACAAAAATTAGTGGGTATTCCACAAGACATTATAGGAATTAATTATCAAAGAAAAACAAATAGATACTATGTTAATGGCACAAGTCCATTTGATACAGTTGACGAAATAAGAACAGGAATATTAAAAGTAAATAGCGAAAATAGTATTAAACCAAATTTAGAATTTTAAGATATGTTAACAGAAAAATATTTAATTGAAAACGGATTTTACAAAGAAGTAATAGCAGACAATATTTACTTTATTAAAGGTTGGATAAGATTAGAAAAAAGTTTTTGTGGCTTTATAGTAGCACAACCTTACAAAATAATTAGTACTATTGACGAATTAAAACAAATAGAGAAATGATTAACAACGAAGTAAAACAAAGAGTAAAAAGTATTTTAGAAAGAAGTAAATTTGCGAGGGATTGCGATAGAACGTTGTTAGCATTAATTTGGACACAAGATGTAAAAGATTTATATATTGAAAACGGTTTAGATGCACCTGATTTTCTTCGTATGTTAGCAGATGGAGAGTTAACAAGTAGTGAAACTATAAGACGATGTCGCCAACGTTTACAAGAGGAAAACGAATCTTTAAGAGGTTTAAAATACAAAGTAAGACAAAAACTAGGAGAAGAAGTAAGAAACACAATAAGCAAATAAGATGAACAAAAGATTAATTAAATTCTATAAAGGCATTTGTCTTGAAAAGATACACACAAGACTAATAGAGTTAAGAGATTCAAAAACTATTAAAGAAGTAGATATGTTTTTAAAAGAGTATGCTGGTTTTAATCCTAATGTTTCAACTTTAGATATGACATCAGATGAACTTAACGAGTTAATAGTTTGGAGTTTTGCCTTTGGGGATGAGATAGGTATACACTTGAATTTTTTAGATAACGATTGTGATTTTATTAGAGAGCTATGAGATGTAAAATTTGTAAACAAAAGTTTGAGCCTAAATGGTTTAATCAAAAATACTGCATGGTAAACGATGAATGTATTAAACACTTTGCAGAACAAACAAAGTTGAAAGCATGGAACGAAAAGAAAAAGAAAGTTAAAGAAGATTTATTAACCGTTCAAGACTATTTAAAACTAGCTCAACAAGTATTTAACAAATATATTAGATACCGTGATAAAGGAAATGTTTGTATAAGTTGTCAGAAACCAATTAAAGAAAATAATTGCGATGCTGGGCACTTCTATTCAGCTGGGGGGCATTATAACGTTAGATTTAATGAAAACAATGTTCATGCTCAATGTTCAAGACCTTGCAACAAGGATAAGTCAGGGGATTTGCTGAACTATCGAGAAAACTTAGTTAAAAAAATAGGTTATGAAGCATTTGAAAAATTAACAGTAGATTCACAATTAACTAGAAAGTTTACAGTAGATGAACTTAAACAAATAATAGAGAAGTATAAACAAAAGATAAAAGAATATGAAAAATAATTTAATAAAAGTATTGTTTATTAAAAAAAGTTACTTATATTTGTATCACACAATTAAACAATAGGAATTATGAAAACATTTATTTTTACAAACTGCAAAAAAGAAGTTAAAATTTACAGAGAAATATCTAATAAAAATCAAGGATGTTACTCATTAAATGAAACAATAAGAAAATTTTTAACTGATAAAATAGAAGCAATGAAAAACGAACAATATGACACAAGATTTGAAGAAGTTACAAATTAAACTTGATAAAATAAATAAAGAGCTAGATAAATGCAGAACTAGCTCTTTTATAGATGGTTGGCAAACACAAAAACATGCTAAAAAATCAAGAAAATGGGATATGTTAGCACAAGAAAAATTTGAATTACAAATAAAAATAAATGAATTATGATAATAAAAATAAAACGTGAAGATGGTATAGAAATATCAATAGACACTAAAGATTGTGTATATCCATATTCATTTACAAAAGCAATAACTTTATCACTTGAGTTAGATGGATTAGACGATTATTTAATCGAAGAGATTTTTGGAAAAACACCTATGGAAGTAGAATCAAATGATTAAAAATAGAAATAGAAAAATATGTTTTAAAAGATTAATGATATGATAAACTCAATTGAAGCGGTATTTATATATAAAAATTACAAAAAAATAAAATGTTTAAATTATAAAGATGCATTAGAAAATCATGATAATTTAGTTAAAAATTGTTGGAAACATATAGCAACTTTAAATCTATGTAGTTTTTTAGAATATTTATATAATGAAATTAGCGATGAAGAAATAATTCGTGAAATAAGAAAATTATGAAGTTTAAAATAATATATAAAGAAATTGAAATTCAAATTGAATATGAAAGATTTGATACATTTACATACCAATTAAGTGCTATAAAAGAAGTTATTCAAACTACTATAAAAGAATATAATAATAATGAAAAATAATATTAGAAACGCAGGAAGGAAAAAAGTGTTAAACGGACAAAGAGTAATTATTACAGTACCAAAAGATAAAATTCAAGAATTAAAAGAATTTGCAAAAACATTAATTGTCTATGAAAAACAAATGTAAAAACTGTAATAAAGAATTTGAAGCAAGTACAAAAATATCTTACTGTTCAAAAAATTGTGCTTATAATATAAAAAAATAATTATATTTGCGTATGGAGAATAGAGAGTTACTTAAACAAATTTTGCAATTACCATTAAGACGTTGGATAATAACTGATTACGGAACGTTTGAGAACGTGCATAAGACTGCTTCATGTTGGTACGATGAGAGTGAAGAAATGCAACAAATGTACTTACACATTTTGAAGTTCTATAAGGAATTTAAAACAAAGAAATAATCGTGAAATAATCGTGAGATGGCAAATGAACAAAATTTAAAACCATTTGGAAAAAATAATAATGCTAATCCAAACGGTAGACCTAAAGGAAGTCGTAACCGTTCAACAATTTTAAAAGAGTTGCTAGATCTAAACGACAATGAGTTAAAAATGCACATGGCACAAATAGAAAAAGCAATTGAACAAAAAGATACTAGTGCATATAACGCTGTGTTAGATAGTGCATATGGTAAAGCAACACAACAAACAGACATTACTACTAATGGTCAATCATTAAAAGACGATGTAACACCAATAATGTTTACACAAACAAAAGATAGTGATAAAGATTAATGATAAATACAAACATCTTTTTGAACAACCTAAAGGAGTTAGATATTATATTATAACTGGTGGTCGTGGTTCTTCTAAATCATTCACGGCTACCATTTGGGCTAACCTTTCTATATTAGCATCTACTTCAAAGATTCTATTTACTCGTTATACAATGACTTCAGCACATATTTCAATAATACCTGAATTTGTTGAAAAAATGGAGTTATTAAATATCGATAATCAATTTAAAGTAACCAAATCAGAAATAGTTAGTAATAGTGGTGGCGAAATACTTTTTAGAGGTATTAAAACAAGTTCAGGTCAACAAACTGCTAATCTTAAATCATTATCAGGTGTAAATATTTGGATATTAGATGAAGCTGAAGAACTACATGATGAAAAGGTATTTGATAAAATTAACCTATCAATTAGACATACTGAAAAACAAAATATAGTAGTACTTATTCTTAATCCAACATTAAAAGAGCATTGGATCTATAAACGATTCTTTGAGCAAAATGAAGTTAGTGATGGTTTTAACGGTATTAAAGGCGACACGTGTTATATTCATACTAGCTATTTAGATAATATTGAAAACTTATCTGAATCATTTATAGAAGAAGTTAAACGTATTCAAAACAATAATCCAACTAAATACCTTAACGAAATACTAGGTGGATGGTTAGATAGCTATGAGGGTGTACTATTCTCAAAAGATACTTTAAACTTAACAGATAATGTTGATCTAACAAAAGTAGAACACTATTTAGCTTATATTGATGTTGCTACGTCTAAAGGTGGGGATTATCATTCATGTTTAATTGGTGCTATAATATATAAAAAACTATACATAGTTGATTGTGTATTTACAAATGAAGAAGCACAAATTAACGTTCAAAAAACTGCTTTACTGCTAAATAAATATAATCCTGAATTTTGTCGTATTGAATCAAACGGTGCTGGAGCATTATATAAACATATGTTAGAGCCACACGTTAACGAAACTCAATTACTTAATGTGCATTCAACTCAAAATAAACAAACACGTATATTTCAAGGTTCAGGATGGGTTAAAGATAATTGTGTATTTCTAAACAATAGTTTAGTTGGTTCAGAATATCATAACTTTTTTAGACAATTTACTACATACTTAATGGATGGCAGCAGTAAAAACGATGATGCACCCGATAGTGTACATGGATTAAGTTCTATGGCACGTTCATTTTATAAAGATTCATTCAATGATTAAAAAATTACAATTAGGGTTAATAAAGAAAGGTTATAACGACTTTATTATCGAAAATGATGTACTTATCTATCCACGACCTATAATAAGCGTAAATGGTGTTAAAAGGTACAATGATGAACTATTAATAGTTGCTATACATAAACATGGTTTAAAAAGCGTTATAGAATCAATGTATAACAATAAAATTATACTTTGCTTATAAATTATTTGTAATTTTATATAAAATTTATAAAAATGGCATATAAAGTTTACGCAAAAGGAAATTATTTTATTATTGAAAGTGCTGATGGTGTTTTTAGAGAAGATCACAAAATTAATGTAAGAGTTTCTAAAAATCTAATAACTGATACCACATATTACATTAATATGAAAGGTGGTGTTAAAAGTTATGAATTAGCTGAATTAACTGATGAAAGTGGTAACGCTTACACTAAAAATAGTTGGGAAACATTCGCATTTTCAAATTCGGGTTTTAGTTCAGCCTCAGGAGGTAGTGGGGCTGGTACTACAATAACAGTAGTATCTAATTATTCAGCATTACCAAGTGCATCAAGTAATTCAAATCAGTTTTATTGGGTAAGTAATCCACAAGGTACAAAATGGTTACCAGGTTCATTAGGTGGTAATTATTATTCTAATGGTATGTATTATTCAAATGGTACTTCATGGGAATACGTTATAACACCTTATCAAGCTACATTAAACGAAGTAGATTCTGCAACGAATACAGATAAGTTTGTAACTCCATACACTTTTGATAATGCTAGTAAATGGAGCAGTAAATTAGATGCTAACAGTTCAATCAATGCTTTGAATGATGTTAATATAACAAACGTTACAAATGGTCAATTATTACAGTACAATTTTACTACTTCACAATGGGAAAATGAAAGCATTACAATTGGGACTGGTGATATGCAAAAGACAACTTATGATACTGATAATGATGGAATAGTTGATTATTCTGAAACAGTACCAGTAGTTGTTAGAAATAATAGTTCAGTTGATACTTTAAGAAAAGGTACAATCGTTTACTTAAGTGGATCTACAGGATGGAGACCAAATGCAATAAAGGCACAAGCAAATGCTGAAAGTACATCTAGTGGAACGTTCGGAGCAGTTATTGATGATATTGCACCTAATTCAGATGGTTTAGTAGCTGCTATGGGTACTTTACACGATTTAGATACTAGAAGTGGTGCTACATACCCATTTACTGCTGATACATTAGTTGATGGAGATGCTTTGTGGCTAGATCCAAATAATGCTGGTTATGTAACAAAAACAAAACCACAAGCTCCAAACCATATTGTATTTATTGGAATAGTTGCAAGGACTTCGCCAACATTAGGTAGAATTATTTATAGAATTGTTAATGGATTTGAATTAGATGAATTACATAATGTAAAAATTGATAGTGGAACATTAGCAAATAATGATATTATTCAATATAATAGTGCAACATCTTTATGGGAAAATAAACAGCCTTCAAGTGGTGGTTCATTTATACCTAATTTAACTGCAAGTTCAATAGCAGGTGGATATTATGCTAATAACGGTTCAGCTACATTTTCGGTTATGGGTAACGTTTCAGCAGCTGCATTAAGTGGTACGGCTTCAGCAATCTCAATTACAAATACTTCTATTATAACAAGAACAATAAGAACACAAATACCTACATCAGCAACAGCAGGTTCAAAGGCTGGTATTAGAACGGCTTCATTAAGACATTCAGTTGGTCAAGGTTTTAGCTTTTCGGTTGGGTGGTGTATTCAAGATGCCGCATATGTATCTGGTGCAAAACAATTTCACGGACTTTTACCAATTTCAACTTTAAGTACAATTTCAAATACAGTTGATGTTTCAAGTTTGGTTAATTTTATTGGGGTTGGTTCAGATGCTTTAGATACTAATTTACAAATATTTTATAATGATGCTAGTGGTACTGCTTCTAAAATTGATTTAGGTGCAAACTTTCCAGCAAATAGAACAGTTGGAGCAGCATTAGATAAATTTTACGTATTTGATTTATATAATGAACACGATTCAATGGAGGTTAAATATAGAATAACTGATAGAGTAACTGGAAATGTTGTACAAGGAACATTAACAACAGATTTACCATTGGATACTGTTTTATTGGCACCACAATCAATTAGAACAAATGGAGCGAGTGCATTGGCAACGGTTACTCAATGGTCGCATTTAATTACTTATTCTTTATAAATTATGGAACAGTTTAACGTAGAAATACATAGAATAGTTGATAATAATGATGGTACTTTTTATTATGAATTATCTCCAACAAATTTGGCATTAAAAGACTTTTTACTGTACGGTCATGATGATGTAATAGTTGGAACTATTGCTGAAACGGTAGCAGTTGAAATTGAAAATCATAAATCTGAAATGTTTGATGTTCTTCAAACTTATTATCCTGATATAGCAGCTAACTATTATTTATAACATAAAAAAAGGCTACCATAATAACGGTAGCCTTTTAACTTTATAGTAATAGCAGTTATAAAGTAAGTCCTAACATTTCACGTAATTCTTTATCATTAAAGTTTCCACTAGATAATAAACTATTATAAGCATCAGCTTTTAATTTATTAGTTTCTGCAATTGATTTATTATTTTGTTGTAATGCTTCAACATGGCTATAATCTAAAGCTATCCATTCGCCTTTAACATCTAATCCTAAAAATGAAGTAAGTTTATATGTAAAGTCTTCAGCATAAGGAATAATCGTATCTTGATAAACAGATCTTTTAGCTTCTAATAAGTTAGCAAAAGTACTACCTTTTTCTTTACTAAATAATTCAGACTTCATACCATAAGTATCAATTATTGCATTTAAGTTATTTGATATTTCTTCAAATAGCATTAAGTCTTTAGTTGGATAACTAAACGGAGTCCATTTCAAATTAGATGAACTAATTAAAACTTTATTTTGCTTTGCACCAATACCGTAATCATTTGTAAATTGACGTTCGATTTTTTCACGTTCTGCATTCTTTAATGGTACACCACCCTCACTATCTTTAGAATCATTTGAGATCATACCAATAGCACCACGTTCATTAATTAAAACGTTTCTATAACCATAAGCACCACGAATATTAGAAATAGGCATTTGCAAAGCATGAAGTGGACTTTTACCTAAAATAGGGTTTTCAGGGTTCTGAATGCGAGAATATAACACCTGGTTAGTTTCAAACGTTTCAACTGCACCACTATAATCAGTTAATTGATATTCTTTAATAATATCTTCTAGTTTACTTTGTTGGTATATTTTACCAGTAGGTATAATTTTCATTCTGTTAGCTGGTAAGTTGTATAATGCTGATGGACTAGCACCTCTATAACCTTGTAGCTTATAACCAAATGAACAACCGTAAACAGATGTTTGTATTAATTCATCCATCATCCATTCATTACGACCTTGTAAAACATTAGGCTTTTCTAATAGCTTTAAATACTCACTATTTTCTACTTCAACTACTTTACCACCAATAGTCTTATAATGCTTAAATATACCGTTAGAATACATAGTAGCTTTCTTCATGATAACACTATATAATTCAGGAGTAGTATTAAATACTTCAGCTTCTTTATCGTCAACAGACACCCAAAGAGGTGTTTTACCGTTAAAAATTTGTGATTGTGTAAATACTGGTGTTTGGGTATAAACGTCTTTTCCTCGAACGTACCCTAAACGACTTGCAATGTATTGAATCGGTGTAAATGCCATGAAATAATATTTTTTTAACAAATTTACATATTATTATCAAAAATTGATTAATTTTGTTAAAAGATTAACATTCTATGAAAAAAGAATTGACAATTGAAGATATTAAAAAGCTAAAAAAAGATAAGCTAAAACAAGTTAATACTAATGAAATAGTTAAGAAATGACTTTAGAAGAAATATTAAAAAATAAGCAAGAAGCTATTAATATCAAAAAATCAGCTTACAAACATTCAGATGTTGTAAATAATCACATTATTAAAGAAGATACTGAAAATGTAACTAAATTGGTGTTAGATGATGAAGAACAAAATAATGTAGTAAAAGTAATTGCTAATACTTATTATTGGTTAGATTCACATGGAGATGTTCACGTTAAAGGATGTTTCACTAAATCAATTAAAGAAAACGTTGGTAAAATATTTCACTTTGATAATCACGAGCATTCATTTAATTCAAAAGTAGGTAACGTAAAATCTGTTAAAGAAGTAAATGTTAACTGGACTGATCTAGGAGTTAATAAAGATGGTAAAACTATTTGTGTTATTGGCGAAACTGAATTAGTAGAAGATTATAATTGTCAAGTTT